CGCTTGAAATTGATGGAAACGAAATTTATCCAGAAGATTATCAAGTTTACGAAACAGATGGTGTGCCACATGTGACCTTTAATGTGGCATTCCCACAAATAATTGAATGGAGTGAGGAATAAATGGCGAAGAAAAACAAAGTCGGAATCATTTCAGTAGAAAAACCTACATGGTTTCCACTAAGTGATGATACAGGTGATTTTCCAACGTATGGGGAGCCAGTAACAATCGGTACCGCAGTTAGTATCAATCCAACACTAAACTATGAAACGACACCAGATTATGGTGATGGCGTTGTACAAGATCAATTTACTGCTTTTGGTGGGGCTGAAATCTCATTAACTACAAATGGATATCAAAATAAAATTTTAGCTGCCATTACAGGCTCAAAATTTGTTGGTGGTGGGGTTTTGCGATCGGGAGATGACATTTTCCCTGACGGAGCTT